TTGAGTTCCTTACTGACATCTTCGTTGATTAATCCGCTATCTAGCAATGGTTTAATAGCATCAAACATGCCTCATTCTCCTTAGATTTTAAGTTCTCGGATAAGGCGTTTAACCTCACCTGCGAGATACTTTTTCACTTTGTCGTCCTGACCAGACTCTCTAGCCATCTCTAAGATCTTATGACCGTTTCTCATATTCATGAGACCTTCATAGATTGCTGTAGGATACGCATTAGGAGCACTGGGTTGGGCAACCACATCTATAGTGACGATTTCAAAGTCACTTACATGTCCGGTTCTGTCATCAACATTACCTGATCCACGACTGCTGACACCCAGCTTCACGCCTGATGTTAACAGAGTCTTTATCAATTCACCCATTGGGGTTGGCAGAATTTTCAACTTGCCGCAACCAGCATGTCCGTCCATCCACATGCCTTCAACTGTGTGACACACACGATCCAAGTTAATCTTGAGATCGTCTGGATGGTCCACTTCACCTAAAACGGAGTTACCGTTACGGATCTGTTCGTTGATGGTTTCAACTGCCTTGATAATTTCGTGTCGGGGATAGATACGCTCATTTGCATTCTTCTTGTCGCCTTCAATGCAAATGCCTTTGAGATAGAGGTGCTTCTTGCCGCCAACATCAGCTTCTTCCAAAACTTGGATGTTGGCTTGGCTAAAAGTGAGATCTTCTCTTAGGTATCTAGATGACATCTAATTAACCCTTACGACCGCTTGGTAGTGGGCTCTTTGTGTTCACGCCTGATGCTTGGCCCAAATGTGGCTTGGTAGCAGGCTTGAGATCTTGAGTTGACTGAGCAGGTGTGTTACCCACTTTGCCAATTAACTCTTTTGTGTTGTTGCTGTAAGCAGCGGTGTCATGACGTCCACCTTCGTTTGCACCGGTGTGTACTGGCTTGCTGGCCATACCAGTTGCACCTGAGTTGAATGCTACAGGACCTGCTTTGCCATTACCTTGTTCAGTTGTAACTGGTTTTGGGGCTGCTTTCAAGCTGATGGCTTCCATCATGCCTGGTTCCATTTCGCCGGTGTCGTCCATTTCAATGGCATCACCACCTTCGTCAGGACCAAATCCGTCACCATCGCCCATTTCGTCGCCGCCCATAGCAGCTTCAAACTCGGCCATCAACTGATCCAGTTTGTCTTCCAAATTCATGATGTCGTCTTTGGTAGCAGTTTCATCGCTACCGCCTTCGCTACCGCCAAACTCATCGTGATCAGCTTCTAAATCACCAGTTAAGTCGTCGCCAGCTTCTTCGGCTTCGTCGTCAAATTCGGCGTCATCTTCGCCTTCCATGCTCATGTCGTCTTGTTCGTCAGTTTCGACATTGTCGATCAAGTTATTAGCAGCGTCTCCGCCCATGGCCATGCCTTCGTCAAGGTCGTCTTCTTCTGCTTCGTCGAGCTCTTCTTCAGCAGCTTCATCTAATTCTTCTTCGGCCATTAAGTTTTCATAGATCTTGCGGCTTTTTTCCACAACGATGTCATGGAAAAGTTCGCGGGCTTTTTGTTCTTCGTCATTAATGACGTATTCGATTAATTGTTCGAAACGGTTCATATTGGGTAAACTCCTATAGGTAAAGTGTGCTGTTATTTAATATAACAGTCAAAAACTATAGTGTTTACCCCTCAAAACGGCTGTTTTTTCTCGCCGACTGATTAGGCTATAGGTTGTGCTGGAGGTTGATACTGTTTGCGTATCAATTTGAGTTTGTCTTTAAACTCTACTGAACGAATGTCATTCATTTTGCGCAGTTTGTTTAACTGACGCAGAGTCAAGCGAGTTTTGCGCAAGTCACTGAGTTGCAGTTGACTGTTGTCTTGGCTCAGGTCTTGATAGGCTTGAGGCTGTTGATTGTAGATTTCTGTCAGTAGCATGTTGTTATTTATACGGTACCTGGTGCTCCGGGACCGGCGGCTGGAGGTGCTGCTCCGGGACCTGTCATGCCTTCTGCACCGGGTTGGTCCATACCAGCCATTTCTGTGCCAGTAGCAATGTCAGCTTCCATGCCACTTGGTGTTACACCCACAGCTCGCAAGTCGCTGCCAGCCACAGCTGGTGCATCAACATCATCATGTTCTTCACGCCACATTTCTTCGTTCTTCTGAATTTCATCTTCAGTCAAGCCCAAGAAACGCTCCAGCATAAAACGCTTGCTCATGTAAGGTAACTGTTCCAGCTGTGAAAACGCTGTGATCCTGGTGTTGTCCAGTTCGCTTTGACGATAACTTGCAAAGTTTTGTGGTGCATTGAACTTGATGTTGAACAAGCTAGAGTCGATATTAAACCCGCGCCACTTCAAGAACATCTTGAATTCATCGTCCAACTTTTGCACAATTAGTGCTTGTAAACGTTCACAATACTGATTGAATCTATACTCTTGGATAAGGGCTGTGCCTACTTTTCCGTCACTAGTCACACGGTCTGAGTCGTCTGGACCAGTAGGCAAATAGCTAGATGGCACACGCAAACCACGGGCCATTTTGTTGTTGAAATACTTTAAATCGTCAATTTCGCCCAAGTTTTGACCGCCAGGTAGCACTTCAACTGATGATCCACGACCGTCTTGACCCTGTGGAAAGAAGTAGTCTTCGTTGATTGACAGCGGGTTGTAACTGCTGTCCATCATGTTGTTGCCGCCACCTGTTACTGTAGGAATTCTGCGCTGATGCATTTCGTTTTTCACACGTTCCACAAACTGCATGGCCAAGTGTGATGGCATGTTGCCCACGTCAATTTTAAATATTCTACGCTCTGGCGCACGTTGCACACGATAGATCAAGATGGCATCTTCAAGCAATTGCTTTTGTTTGAATACCATGTAGATGTTTTCCAAGATGCTTTTGCCAAATGGCCAAAACGTGTCTAGGCCTTCGTTCAGACTCATATGCACCACGTGCTTGGCATCCAAACAAACTTCGTTCATGGCAGTCATAAAGCGGCTGTTGCCCACGCCACCACCTGTGCCGCCGTTGGGCATGGTGTAGTTAGAGCTGCCAGAAATTGACCCAGTTACAGGATTGGTCATGTAGTCTGTGGTGGTCTTTGCTGCCACAGTCATGTTCTGGAAGTTAGGGTTGATGTCACGAATCACATACTGTTCAGGACGTTTGCCTTCTGATTCGTTCACAATCACACGGGCCAACTTGCTCATGTCCACCCACATCATTTCAAATGTTTCTGGATCACGCACAAAGATTTGATCGCCGTACTTGATGGTGTTGCGGAACAGTTTGAATATGCGTTGATCCAGTTTGTTCAGCTTGACCCACTGTTTCATCTGCTTGCGTATGATTTCAATTTCGTGGTCAGTGGGCTTGTCTTGATAGTCAATATCAAACGGCGTGCCGTTTTGTTCGTTCAGCTGTGTGGAGAACTCTGCAATAATGTCCAAGCAGGCGTTGATTTCTGAGTCCATGTCCATGTTCTCATACTGATTATAACGCTCAATTCTGTTAGGGTGTCCAGAGTAAACTTCTGGCAATCTGCTGGCATAGTTGCGGAATCCAAACTCGTTGGTGTTGCCTACACCGCCGTCGTTCTTGCCGTATCCTGGAAACCCAAACTGGTTAGTGCCCGAAATTGGACTCATCACTCCGGTAGTGTCTGCTACCTTGAAATACTTGCGCCAGCCGGGTTTGTTTTTATCTGCCATGGTTGTTTATTTACCGTTAGTTCTGTGCATACGACAGCATCTTAGCACTGGAGTCACTGGTGGCTTTGCTGATTCTGGCAATTTCAGACAATGTATTATGACTTCGTTCCATCACAGCATTGAGATTGTTTAATGCACCCATTAAGTCATTCATTGGGGTAATACTGGCTGGTCCAGATATCAATTCTGGTTTTCCACCTTCGCCTGCAATGCCTACTTTGCCTGCACCCAACATTCCGCCTTCTTCAAAGCCAGGAATTTGTGCATGGAAATGTCCTGCTGTGGATCGTGAACTGGGATTATTGTATTCGTCAATGGCCAAACTGGCACCTAGGCCTTTGAGCCAATCAGTTATGGCTTTGCCGTCTTCTACACTGGGCTGTTGAGCCACAGTAAAGTCCAATGCCAGTCCTTTAGCATGCTCACTGCCAGATGCTTTTTCTTGATGGAACTTGTCGTTAAAAGCACTAAAATGACCAAAACCAGGCACACCACTTTGTATTTGTCGGGCCAGCTCAATCAGTTTTGGGCTTACTCCTGCACCTTCGGCTTGCACATCGCCTTCTTTGATGTTCAATCCTAATTTTTTCAAGTCATCTTGACGAGTGGCCTGAATACCTTGCCCGCCGCCCATGCCAGCAATACCCGGCATGCTGGGCATTTTTAGTCCTGTGCCGCTGCCTCCTCCTCCAGCACTGCCTCCAGCACTGCCTTCGGTCATTTGATAGTTTATTACATCAAGTTGCTCTTTTTCATACTTGGTCTTGGTATCAATGAATCCCTTGTAAAAAATACTGTAGTCTTGTGCTCGTTTAAGATCGGTCTTGGTGATACTGTCTAGTACCATACTGTTCGCAGCAATGTCTTTGACAGCGTTGTAAATTTTTTCACGCTGAGTTTTAAGTTCTGTGCTGTGATCTTTTGAACCCTCTGCATCTACATTAGCGGTTTTCTGCAGAACTTTTGTGTCCAGCACAATTTGATTTACTAAATTTTCAATTGCGGCGCTTTGTTTTAGTGCTGCTCCGCTAGTGCCTTGCAGTTGACCAGTGGGCACAATGTCGCCGGCCATGCTGGGAACAAAAAGTTCCGGGCCTTCTTCGCCCACTAGGTATGGTGTTTTGGCCGAAACTGGACCGCCAACAGCTTTGGCTTGAACAGGAGTACCTGGTGCAGGAACGGTAGCCGATGTAGCAGCCGTAGCAGGTGTGGTAGTGCCCGGTGTGGTAGTGCCCGGTGTGGTAGTGCCCGGTGTGGTAGTGCCCGGTGTGGTAGCCAATGGGTTGGCAACATTTTTTTCTGCTTCTTCTCCATAATTCCGACCAATCCAAGATCCTAATCCAGTGCCAATTACGGACCCAATTTTTGCCCCAAGTAGCATGCCTGGTGGACCACCTAATATTCCAAGAAGACCTCCAGCAATAGCACCAGCTCCGGCGCCTGCTGCTGCTCCCCCTACTGCACCAGTGACTTGTGCTGAACCGCCATCTTTTGCTACTCCTTCAAGTGCCTTAACAGATGCTTTTTTCTGATCGCCGTTAAACCAATTGAGAAAATCAGCTAGTCCTTTAACAGCAGTTGTTAATGATCCAATAACTGTTGTCATGGATGGTAACACTGTTTGTGCAATATGCAACAATTCAGTGCCCAATGGTTTCAACGCATCTGTTAGTTTTTTAAATTCTGGCAATAAATTCTTATCAATATCATCTGATATTTTTCTGTTTGCAGTTGATGCGTCGCCCAGTTCTTTAATATACCCAGGCATCAACTCATTAAGTTTTAACTGCAACAGCAATTGCTGTTGTTGAGTTTCTACCGCAGTCTTGGCTTGTGCTTTGGCTAGGGGATCAGTAGTTTTAGCGTCTGCAAGATCTTTTCCTGCTTTTTCAAAATTTTTCACAAGGCCGTTTGCTGCCATAGCTCCCGCAGCAACATCATCGCGAAAATTGCCCATAGACTCGCCGTAGTTGCTCATTGCTGCCTGGCTTCGGAACATTTCTGTATTTTTGCCGTAAGCCTTAAACAGGCTTTCCGTGGCAGCTATGCCTTGCTCGGACGTTCTAATCTCGCCAGCAAGTAGTTTTCTTGATACTTCAGCACTTTCGCCGGCCGAGGACATGTACGCCTGACCACCTAACTTAGTAGCTGCGCCAAATTCTGACAGACTTGCTGCAAATTGAGCTCCTTTTTCAGGGCTAATAGAATATGCCACAGCATGCATTTTTTTAGCTACTTCTGCACTTTCGTGAAGGCCTCTTTCCTGCATGTCTATAATAGTAGCCTGGAACGCCTCATTGGCCATTGCTATTTCTAAGGCTTTTTCTTGTTCTTGGCGATTTAGTCCGGTAATGCGTGTAAGTTGATCAGTCTCATTGATATATCTCATCACAGCCGTACTGCTGGTATCCATCTGCGTTTTAGTGCCCAGGGTCAACAAGCGTTGCTGCTTGATGTAAGCCATTGTGACTTCAGCTCTAGCACTATCGTTTAGGCCCATTAACTCCATCTGTTCTTTTTGCTGAACAGACAAAGATGCCATGGTGTTCTCAAACATCTTGCGGCCCTGTAATACAGTGCCACTAAACAATGCTAGATCTTTAGAATTGTCGTTTACGAGTTTGAGATACTCTCCAAATTTTTGTGTACCCAATCCTACTTTTTGTAGACTGTTAAACACATCTTGCATGCCACCTGCACCAGTGGCACCAATTTTAGCCATGTCTTGATAGGCTTTGTAAACTTCATCAGTATGTCTTGCTACTTCAGCACCGGCTTCTAGTAGTTTAGCAGTTAGCAATCCTAGTCCAGCAACCAGTGCTTTAACTACTGGTCCACCAGGCACTAGAATCGCTAGAAAAGCACCTGCATACTTGGCAGCTTCGCCCATTTTTTCTATGCTGGCAGCAGCGGCTTGATTAGCACTGGAACCTTTGTAAACTTCTTTGTTGTAGGGAATAAACGAGTCT